CGCCCGTGGTGATGCCGTGAGCCGTGAGACGGTCGGCCGGATGGCAAACTACTTCGGCCGTCATGCGAGCGATCGTGAGGCCGAGGGCTTCAACCGGGGCGAGGACGGCTACCCGTCGCCGGGCCGTGTGGCGTGGGATGCGTGGGGTGGGGACGCCGGCCGTGACTGGGCGTCGTCGATCGTGGCGTCGGAGGAGCGCAACGGCGAGGAGGGTGAGTACCCGATCACGCCGAGGCAGCAGGCGCACTACGAGGCGGTCGAGTCGGTCGTGGAGCTGTTCGGCCAGTTCGGCCAGGGCATCGGCGAGGGTGGGGCGCACTACGTGGCCGAGTCGCCGTTCGCCGACGAGGGCATGGTGTGCTCGTCGTGCGTGTTCTACGAGGGGCCACGGGCGTGCGAGGTCGTCTCGGGTGACATCGACCCGGAGGGGATCTGCAAGCTGTGGATCATCCCCGAGTCGCTGCTGGTCGGCGTGGAGCCGACGGTGCCGGTCGAGGAGGCACCTACGATGGAGGTCGGAGGCGACGACGACATGGACGAGTACGAGCGCACAGCCGACGGTGTGAGCACCCCGGATCGTGAGGTCCGTCGGGTCGAGCGTGTGGAGCTGCGTGAGTCCGAGGACGGCCTGCCGGTCGTCGAGGGCTACGCCACGGTGTACGAGTACCGCTACGACATCGGTGGCGGGCCGGAGGCCGGCGGGTTCACCGAGGTGATCTCCCGTGGGGCTGCGGCGAAGAGCGCCCGTGAGGCGTCGGTGCCGCTGCTGGTGAACCACGACGGCATCCCGTTGGCGCACACCCGGTCGGGGACCCTGAGCCTGGAGTCGGACGACATCGGTCTGCGGATCTCGGCGACGCTCGATCCGAGCAACCCGACCGCACAGGAGGTGCGTTCGGCATTGGAGCGTGGCGACATGACGGCCATGAGCTTCGCCTTCACGCCGGTGCGCCAGTCGTGGTCGAAGGACTACAGCCAGCGGACGATCACCGAGCTGAAGCTGTACGACGTGAGTCTGGTCACGTACCCGGCGAACCCGTCGACCGTGGCGAAGATCCGCAGCGACGAGGACGCCGAGGCGACCGAGACCGCAGACGTGAAGCAGCCGGGACGGAGCGTCGAGCACGCCCGCCGCCAGCAGGCTGCTGATGCCGCCAAGAAGCGGCGCTAGTCTGTACGCAAGAGGACTGCGCCGACGATCGGCCGTCGACCACGCCGGGTTCGCCCCACCTGGTCGGCACCGAGTGTCACCCGGTCAGGACCATCCCTACGACTCCCTGTGAGGTTCCCATGTTGGAGCAGATCCGCTCCCTGATCGCCAAGGCGCTGGACGACCGTGAGGCCGCTGCCGACGCCGTCGAGGCCATCCTGTCCGCCGCCGAGACCGAGGGCCGCTCCGAGCTGTCCGAGGACGAGGCCACCAAGTTCGACGCCGCCCGTGCGGAGCTCCGGTCCATCGACGACCGCATCGACGAGCTCACCGCCCGTGAGGCCGAGCTGGTCGAGCTCGAGGCCCGCAAGGTGAAGGCCGACGAGGCCCGCAAGGCCCTCGGCGTCCCGACCGTCAAGGTCGGCCGTGAGGAGCGGACCTACCGCCCCGACTCGGACCACAACTTCATCCAGGACGCCTACCGGGCGACGTTCCTCAACGACGGCGAGGCGAGCGTCAGGGTCCAGCGGGCCCGTGCCGAGGCGCTGGTGGACTACCGGTCCACGACCGGCAACTTCGGCGGCCTCGTGGTCCCGCAGTACCTCACCGACCTGTACGCCCCGAACCTCGAGTCCGGTCGTCCGTTCCTCAGCAACGTCACCTCGGTGCCGCTGCCCGAGGCCGGCATGACCCTCACGATCCCGAGGGGCAACGGTTCGACGACGGTCGCCGCCCAGGAGACGCAGAACACGGGCGTGTCCAACACGACGATCCTCGAGTCGGACCTCACGGTCCCCGTGCGGACCTTCGCCGGCCAGCAGGTGGTCTCCCGCCAGGCCGTCGACCGGGGCACCGGCATCGCCGACATCATCCTCAGCGACCTGTTCGCCGAGTACGCCACCAAGGTCAACGTGTCGGCGATCTCCGGTGACGGCACCGGCGGTGGCCACTGGGGCGTCCTGTCCACCACCTCGGTGCAGACCGCAGCGTGGACCGGGACCACCGGTGCGTCGCTGATGACGTCGATCCACAACGCCGTGGGCAAGGTGAACAGCTCCCGCTACGCAGCGGCCGACCTGATCGTCATGCACCCCCGGCGCTGGGCCTTCCTCTGCGCCGCCTCGGACACCTCGAACCGTCCGTTCGTGCAGGTCGACGGGCCGGGCTTCAACGCCCAGGGCAACGGTGCGGCGGCCGGCTACGGCGTCGTCGGCAGCCTCGTCGGCATCCCCGTGGTGACCGACGCCGGCATCCCGACGAACCTCGGGGCCAGCACCGACGAGGATCGGATCATCGTGACACGCCGACAGGACGTCCTGTTCATGGAGGACGCCTCGGCTCCGGTGGGGCTGACCTTCGAGGAGGTCAAGGGCGACCAGCTCAGCGTCCAGATGGTGGTGTTCGGCTACAGCGCCTTCACCGCAGGCCGGTTCCCGGTGGCGACCTGCGTGGTCACCGGCACGGGCTTCAAGAACGTCCTGACCTGACGCTCTCGACGCTGCCACGTCCGACGTGGGGCCGGGTCGCCTTCGGGTGGCCCGGCCCTCGTCGTTGTCCTGCTAGCCTGCGGCGGTCACAGGAGGACGCATGGACAAGCATCCCGGCCGTGCGCTGCTCGCCTTCCCGAGCAGCGGTCACGACATCTCCACCCGGTTCCTGCGGAGCTACGTCGAGCTCGACGTCTTCGACCGTGAGCGGGCCGTCCAGGCGTGGGAGTCGCTCGGCTGCCCTGAGTCGCCGACACCGATCGACCTGCGCCTGCTGTGGAACTACGTGGCGATCGAGGCGGGGGCGAACCTCGCCAAGGCACGCAACCGGCTCGTCATCGAGTTCCTCGACAACACGCCCGAGGCCGACTGGCTGTGGTTCGTCGACTCGGACATGGTGTTCAAGCCCGACACGCTGCACCGGCTGATCGCCCGTGCGATCGAGTGTGACGTCAAGGTGCTCGGGGCGTTGTGCGTGATCGTGACCGCCGAGGGTGCGGTGCCCACGATGTTCATCGACGACCCAGATGCGGTGACCCGTGTGATGCTCGACTACCAGGACGGTGTCATCGGGGAGGTGGCGGCGACCGGGACGGGCTGTCTGCTGGTGCACCGGGACGTGCTCGAGGACATGCGCCTGAAGCGGGGCGGCTCGATCCACTCGTGGTTCGGGTACGACCAGTTCACGACCGAGGCCGGTGAGTGGGAACTGGGGGAGGACCTGTCCTTCTGCCTGCGGGCCCGTGACGCCGGCTGGAAGGTGTACGTGGACACGACGTTGCCGGTGGGCCACCACAAGGGCTCCAAGGTCTGGTGGCCCGAGGATGCCCGCAAGCAGCCGGTGCCCGCCGACTACTTCACCGGCGATGGGGACGCCCGACGGGACACGGTCGAGTGATCGAGTTCCGGCCGGGTCCTGACGCTGCCCGGTACCTGCTGGCCGCCGAGGGCAAGCGGGTGGCGTTCCCGTTCAATCTGCGGGTGCTGCTGCCTGCGGTGTGCGGTACGAGCCTCGTGAGATGGTGGGTGGCATGGGGCGTCTCGTGGCCGCTGCTCGCCGTTGGGGTGACGTTGTGGGCGCAGGGGCGTGGTGTGTCATGGCCGGTGGCTGTGGCGGCGGCGGCGCTCGTGGTGTCGCTGCCCGGTGTGCTGCAGCCGCACTCGGTGTGGCCGGTCGGTGTCGACCTGCCGGGGATGGCGCTGGCAGCCCTGTCGGCCGCCTGCTTCGCCCACGGCCAGGTCGCCGCCGGGTTGGCGTTGGCGTTGGTGGCGGTGCTGGTGAAGGAGCAGACGCCGGTGTGGATCGCCGTGTGGGCGTGGTCGCCGTTGCCGTTGCTGGTGCTGCCGGTGATGGCGGTCGTGTACCTGCGCCGGCGGCCGTTCATGGATCAGGTCACGTCGGTCCCGTTGTTGCGGCGGGTGCACGACCATCCGGTGCGCTCCGCATTGGAGCATCGGACGCAGGCCGGTGGCTGGCGCAACTTCTGGCTCATGGTGGCACCGTGGTCGGTGGGGGTGGCGGCCCTGTTGGAGCCGACGCCGCAGCTCGTGGTGGCGTTGGTGGTGGGCTACGGGGCGCTGTTGGTCGCCACGGACACGGTCAGGGTGTACCAGCCTGCCGCTGCGCCTGTGGTCATGCTGGCCGCCGCACAGGTCATCCCGGAGCGGTGGCTGTCGTTGGCTGTGGTTGCCACGTTCTTCTGGTGGCGTAGGCCGGTGCTCGGGTGAGGCTGTCGATCGTCATCGCCACGACCGGTCGGGAGACGCTCGAGCGGGCGGTGGCTTCTGCGGAGGCGTGCGCCGACGAGGTGGTCATCGTCGCCGACGGCGCTCGGGACGTGATCGCAGACCTGCACGTGGACCTGGGCTGTCCGGGGCTGGTCCGCAACGCCGGGGTGGAGGTGGCGACGGGCGACTGGGTGGGCTTCCTGGACGACGACGACGTGCTGGTCCCTGACCGGTACCGGGCGTCGGTGGACGCCCATCCGGCGGTCGACGTGGTGATCCACCCGCTGCTGCACCCGGAGCTCGGTCCGGTGCCCCGGCCGGGGTCCGATGCGATCACCCACGGCAACGTCGGGATCAGCTTCACGCTGAAGCGGTCCCTGGCGCTGTCTGAGCCGTTCATCGCCGGTCCACCCCGTACCGCCCGCATCGAGGACTACGAGCTCCTCAGACGCCTCTTCGACGCCGGTAGACTCATGGTGATGGCGCAGGAGATTGCGTACGTCGTCCGTCCCGAGGAGCACCGACTGTGGCGATTGTGAACGGCTACCTCACGATCGAGGAAGCGATCAGCTACATCGGCCGCTCGGAGGCCCGTGACACCCTCGAGGTCGAGGACTACGTCACGGCGTGCAGCCGGATGGTGGACCGCTGGTGCGGACGGCACTTCTACCAGCAGACCGCCACGAACCGGACCTTCGACACGACGGACGGCTTCACGGTCGACCTCGGCCCCTTCAACGACCTGGTGTCGGTGAGTGCGTTCGCCTACGACAACAACGACGACGGCACGTTCGAGTCGACCCTGACGGCGTCGCAGTACCAGCTCATCGACCCGGTGCAGGGTCAGGCCCCGGCGACGTGGCCGTACACGCAGGTGACGGTCCTCGCCCTGGGTGCGGTGCTGCCGATCGCCCCGGCCGCCTCGGGCCGTACCGGCCTGATCCGCATCACGGGGACGTGGGGGTGGCCGGCGGTGCCGATCGAGGTGAAGCAGGCGACCCGCATCCTCGTCGCCGAGATGGCGAAGCTGCAGGACGCTCCGATCGGCGTGGCCGGCTTCGGCGAGTTCGGGGTCGTGCGCCTCGGACGGCAGCTCCCGGCCCGTGCCATGCAGCTCCTGCAGCCGTTCAGGCACCCGCAGAATGTGGGGCTGGCCTAGTGGCTGCGACCCTGTCGGAGCTGCGTACGGCCGTCACGCAGCGTCTCAGGAACGATCTGCCGGGCGTCCAGGTCTACCAGTACCCGGTCGACAACGTCGACGCTCCTGCGATCGTCGTGGCAGGCCTCGGTCTCGACACGGGCACGTTCGGGGATGCGACCAGCCGCTTCGAGGTCGAGCTGGTGGTGCTGGTGTCCCGACGGCACGTGGACCAGATCGACGTGCTGGACGCCATGTTGAGCCTGTCGGGTGACCTGTCCATCTGGCAGTCGATCAACGCCGACCCGAGCCTCGACGACACGGTGGCCCACTGCGTGGTCCAGTCGGTGGGTGACTACCGGGAGATCGCCGTGGCCGACGTCGGCTACTACTCGGCGATCGTGCGGCTCACCGGGATGCTCTAGTGGGTACGTCGAACAGCTACTTCGAGCTGGTCGCCAAGTTCGAGGCGACGGCCAAGGCGCTCGGCGATGTGAACCCACGGGCGGTCGGGGCGGCCTGCCAGGTCTACAAGAACACGATCCAGCGTGAGGTGGCAAAGGACATCGGCCCGGAGCGTGGCCTGTCCAACTGGGGCAGCGCCAAGCGGCGGGCCGCCGGCGGTCTGCGGATCGGTGCGGGCTACGACGTCAAGGGCCGGGCCAACGCCGTGGGGCTCGTCGAGGGCCGTCCTGCGGGTGCATGGAAGGTGCTCGAGTATGGGACGCAGCCGCACATCATCGGCCTCGGGAAGGGTGCCACAGGGCGTCTCGTGAGCTATGCGCTCAGTGGTGGCCCCAACAAGCGGGCCCGTGGCCAGCTCAACCGGCAGCTCCGCAAGCAGAAGGTCCTGTTCGCCAACGCTGGGCCCGGTTCGAAGTCTCCTCGTGGTGGCAAGTACGGACACCCGGTCTCACGACCGATCATGCACCCAGGTTCCAAGGGCAAGGGCACGTTCAAGCGTGCGGTCAAGATGGGCGAGCCGTTGGCGATGCAGGCGTACCGGGACACGGTCGTCCGGTCGGGGATCGCTGCCATCTACGCATGAGGGCCCTCGTCGTCAACCCCGGCCCGGCGTTCAGCGTCGCCGACGTCGCCCGAGGCTGGACCCGAGGTCTGGCCGAGCTGGGTGTCGACGTGCGGGTGTTCGAGCTCGACAAGCTCCTCGACTACTTCGCCTACGCCTACACCGACCGGGACGGCGAGATCGTGAAGACTCACACGGAGGAGGAGGCGATCCAGCTCGCCGCCGGCCAGATCAAGGCCGCCTGCTACGACTGGTGGCCCGACGTCGTGATCGTCATCTCCGGATTCTTCATGTACCCGCAGCTC